AAAGAAGGATATATGTAAATTATTAATAATATAACTTATTAATATCCTTTTAGGATTAGGAATTAAAGACACCTAACCCTTTGTTTAAACATAGTCGAAAGACTTGAGGTAGGCATTTCCCTTAATTGCCTACCTCGCAAACGAAAGGATATTATGGAAGAAGTTAATTTATTTAATTATAAAGCATACCAAAAAAAATCTAACACAAGCAAAAACGCTTATTATAAAAAAAAAAATAAGCTAACATTAAAAGAACAAGTTTATGATTTATTGCTTGATAATCCACTTGCGAACCATCAAATCGCAGATAAAATGGAAATACCATTAAGTTCTGTGTGTGCGAGAATACGAGAACTACAAGTAGAGGGAAAAATAATAGACTCAAACAAAAGAGTTTTAAGTAAATACAAAAGGGAGTGTGTAGTATGGAAACGAAAATAGTTAGAAAATGGGCTATGCCTAATAAAAATACTTTTTCAATAAAACCAGTTAAAGATTTAATTTGTAAATATTTAAAAGGTAAATGGATTGATCCTTTTGCAAATGATAGTATTTTCAAAGATCGTCTAATTACAAATGACATAAATTCAGCTTATAATACAAACTACAATTTAGATGCTTTGAAATTTTTACAGCAATTTGATGATGATTCTGTTGATGGCATATTATTTGATCCACCATACTCAATACATCAAATAAACGAAGTTTATGATGGTTTTGGTAAAATTAAACAATTTTCAAGATATGCTCACGAAATAAAAAGAATAATTAAACCAAATGGTTATTGTATATCTTTTGGTTGGAATACTAATGGAATGCCTTTTGAAATGAAAATAAATGGAAAGAAACAAAAAACAGGTTTTTATAAGGAAAAAAAAGAAATTTTAATTGTTTCTCATGGTGGTTGTCATAATGATACATTGATTACAGTAGATCAAAAATATAATTCACAATTAAAAAATGTTATATTATCTGAAGAAATTATAACTGAAGAAGAACTTTTTAATAGATATGAAGAAGAAACTTTATAAATCAAAACAAGAAAAGTTGCATATGAGCAAAGTTGCAGCACTTGGTTGTATCATTTGCGGTATGAGCTTAGTACATCTTCATCATATTAGATATGCTGGTCTCGGCATGGGTAAAAAATCAAGTAATTATGAAGTTATACCTTTGTGTCAATTTCATCATCAAGGTTCTTTTTCAGTTCATGCTACACCAAAAGCATTTGAAGAAAAATATGGAACACAAAAACAATTATTGGAAAAGGTATTAGAAGCAATCAATGAGGAATAGTGGATTTTTTTTAGCATGGCGCAAAGTTTGGAAACACCCAGCTTTTCATAATGTTATTGAATCAGCAATATGGTTATATATGGTATCTAACGCATCACATAGCAATAGAGAGTTAAGGTTTATAGATAATAAGATTTATGTTAAAAGAGGTGAATTAATATTTCCTCTTAGAAAAAATGCAGCTATATGGAAAATGCCATATTCAACTATGAGGTCATTTATACAAAGGTTGAAAAAAAAACGAATGATTGATGTAAGAGTAACCAAGTGCAAACCACATGATAACCACCCTTACGCATCAGTTTCAATCATTTCGATAAGTAATTACGATAAATTCCAAGCACAAGTTTCAGGCGATAACCACCTATTAACCACCAACAACGCTATACTAAACAATTATACTAATAAATTAACTAATATTAGTAATGGACATTCAGGGGATAAGATCGTTGGTAACTGGGGAGAATATAATATTATTATAAAAGATGGGAAAAAATGGCTAAAACACAAATGGAAAGACGAGATAATACCAGAATAAGATGTCCAACCTGCAAAGGAAGAAAATTTTTATCTGTACCCTATCACCTTGCAGAACAAGAAACTTGGGTCAAATGCGATGATTGTAATGGTGAAGGAGAGATAGATATAGAATGAAATCACTTTTAAGAATTTTCAAATATGCTAGAAGAAGAATAATACTACTATCAATAGAAAATAAAGCACTTAAAGAATACATAAAATTACTAAGAAATGACAAAAAAACAAATTAAAAAATCAGATCATCAATATTGCATTGTAGATCATAGACAATATTTTTTTTATGAAATAACTTGGATTGATCCAACAGGAAATAGTGGTTGGTCTGATTTTAATGAATTAAGTAAAATGAGTTGTTCAAAAGTTATTACAAGAGCTTTTATATTTAAGAAAACAAAAGATTTTATATGGACATTTAGCAGCTACGATAGCTTTGAAAGTACATTTAGCGATACAAATGTTATTCCAACTGGTGTTGTAAAGGAGATAAAAAAACTATGAAAATAAGATTTTACAGATTAGCAAGTGAACCTATTAGATGGCTAGGATTCGTACTGGCTATGATGAGTGTATATTTTCTTACAAATGGAGTAGTTGAAATGCTTTGGATAGGTTGGGGCTTATCAACATTTTCTTGTATGTTGTGGGTATATGTGGGTCTCAAAGATGGTGATTTATCAAGAACAGCAATGGAAATTATATATTTAGTTTTGGCTATTCGTGGAATTATTGTATGGTTTTAAAATAGACAAAATTATGAAAATAGAAATTGCTGATATAACAAGCATTAAACCATATGAGAACAATCCAAGAAAATTAAAAGATGCTGCAATAGAAAAGGTTGCTATGTCTTTAAAAGAATATGGCTTTAGGCAGCCAATAGTAGTTGATAAAGATAGAATTATTGTTGTTGGACATACTAGATACCGAGCATCAAAAAAATTAGGTTTTAAAGAAGTACCAATAACTATTGCTGACAATCTTACACCTGAACAGATAAACGCTTATAGAATAGCTGATAATAGAACTGCCGAAGAATCCGAATGGGATAATGAATTATTAAAAATGGAAATTAAGGAACTAGAAGCTAAAGACTTTAAGCTAGACCTGTTAGGTTTTAACGATGAACAATTAAACGATATATTATTTGAGGAGAAACAAGGTTTAACTGATGAAGATGAAGTACCTAAAGCACCTGAAGAACCTATAACCAAATTAGGAGATATTTGGAAACTTGGAAAGCATAAATTAATTTGTGGCGACAGTACAGCAGAAGAAACATTTAAAAATTTATTCAATAATAATAAAGCTGATTTGATTTTTACAGATCCTCCTTATAATGTTGACTATTCAGGTAGAGGAGAAAATGATCTTGGTAAAATTAAAAACGATAATATGGGTGAAAATGATTTTATAGATTTTTTATGTAAAAACTTTAATCTTATGTCTGATTACTTAAAACCTCTTGGTTGTATTTATGTCTGTCACCCTGATAGTCATAGTAAACCCAAAATAGCATTTGAAATAAACTTTGAGAAATTTTTTAAAAAATCATCAACTATTATTTGGGATAAAGGAAATGCTGGAATGGGTTGGCAAGATTATAGATCACAGCACGAACCTATTTTATATGGTTGGAAAGAGGGACAAGGTAAACACAGCTTTTATGGAGATAGAAAAAACACTAGTATATGGAGTGTAAAAAGAGATAATGTTTCAGGATATAAGCACCCAACTCAAAAACCTGTTGCTTTATCACAAAAGGCAGTTTTGAATAATTCTAAAGAAGATGATATAATATTTGATTCATTTTTGGGATCAGGCAGTACATTAATTGCTTGTGAAAAAACAAATAGAAAATGTTATGGTATAGAATTAGACCCTAAATATTGTGATATTATAATTAAAAGATGGGAGAACTTTACAGGGAAAAAGGCAGAATTAGAAAATGGACAAAATTAAGGCAAATATGACTAAAAACAGAAAAGGTGCTGGTAGACCTAAAATAATTGTAGATATAGAAATATTAAAAAATTTAGCATCTATTGGTTGCCCTGATTATGAGATAGCAAAAGTTTTAAATGTATCTGCTAGAACTTTAAATAGAAATTATGCCGAAATAATAGACCAATATCGTGAAAAAGGTAAGGCATCACTTAGAAAAAAGATGTGGGACAAAGCTATTAAAAAAGATTCAACAGATATGCAAAAATGGTTAAGTAAGCAATATCTTGGAATGTCAGACAAACTACATCAAACGACAACGACAGAACCTTTACCATTGATAATTGAAGCAGATGCAGAAGATATAGACACAGATGGCAAAGAAAAAGGGTAATATATTTGGCGTTACCGTTGTTTATGAAAAAAAACATAAAGGAACATCACAAGGCAGAATAACATCATCGTCGAAAGTCAAAACAATGAATAAGCATAAAAGAAAAGGCAGATCAAAAAAACAACTTAAATATCGAGGTCAAGGTAAATGAAACTTTATAATGATGATTGCTTAAAGGTATTACCAACAATACCTGATAAGTCTATTGACCTTGTATTAACTGACCAACCTTACGGAACAACACAATGTAAGTGGGATAGTGTAATTCCATTTGAGCCAATGTGGAAAGAACTTAAAAGAATTATTAAAGATAATGGTTGTATAGCTTTATTTGGAAGTGAGCCTTTTAGTAGTTTTTTAAGAATGAGCAATATTAAAAACTTTAAATATGATTGGATATGGCAAAAATCTATGCCATCAGGAATGGCAACAAGTTCTTATATGCCTATGAAATACCATGAAATAATATCTATTTTTATTTTTAATGGGAAACCTTGTTTCAATAAACAATTAATGGACAGAAGCGAAAATGGAAAAGTAAGAGCAAAAACACAGCTTTATGGGTTTTATAAATCAAATCATATAAAATTAAAAAATCAAGGATTAAAACAATATAATCCATTAAAAGTTAATCCTAAAAGTGTTTTAAATTTTCCAAGTGTTAGTAATTCAAAAGGAAAACTACACCCAACACAAAAACCAGTAGCCTTATTAGAATACTTAATAAAAACTTATACTAATGAAAACGATACAGTTTTAGATTTTACTATGGGTTCTGGCTCTACTGGAGTTGCAGCTAAAAACTTAAACAGAGAATTTATAGGAATTGAGTTAGATAAAAACTATTTTGAAATTGCTAAAAACCGAATAGAATCTACATTATGTTAAAACGATCTAACTTTTATCCAAATGGCGAGATAATAGACTACCGACTTCCACAAACATTCCAACCTACTAAACAAAAACAAGCGTGTGGTAATTGTGCCTTTTATTCAGGATTTAGAAGATTTTGTGCAGGTTACAAATGCTTTGGCGTAAGAGATAATTATATTTGCCATTCATATAGACCAAGAAGGATTAAAAGGGAGAGATTTTAGTGAAACTTACAATTATAATATTGTTTGTTCTTGGAGAATTTACAACAAGCTCATTAATCTACCAAAAGGAATATTCAACAAGAAGATATGTAGATTGCGATAGATATTTTGAATATCTTATGGAGACCTTGCCATACAACAAAAATATTGTTGGCTATATTTGTAACTAGTATATATACATAATATGGTAGAAGGTTTAATTTTTTTAGCAGCTTTTATATTGTTTATTGACTACATGAACAAGTTTTATGTAAGCAAAGATGTTGATGATCCTAACACAAAAAGATTTTTAAAAGAAATAGAAGCAGATAAACGCAGAGAAAAGTTTTATGGCAAGAAAAGAAATAGTAAAGATTAGCGAAGAATCAAAAATACAAATGCCAATGAAAACTGTTTTAAGTTTGATTGGTATAGTAGCAATAGGCACAATGAGTTATTTTGGTATTCAGGAAAAGATCAATCAACATAGTACAAGATTAGATTTGATGGAAGCTGATTTGCTTAAAAAGGCAGAACAAACACCAAAGAATTTAGAAATGTATATGCTTATTGAACACAATGCGAAACTGATTGAAAAGCATCAAAAACAATTAGATGAGAATATACATACAAAAGTTTTACTAAAAGAAGCCGAAAAGAAGATTCTAAAACTTCAAGAAGATGTTGAAAAACTAATTAGGAAGAATGGTGTAAAATGATAGAGATCATGGCATTACTTATGTTTGTGGGAGAGCCACAGAAACTAACGGAGATGACTTATATGCCAAGTGTATCTGAGTGTTTATCCAAAAGAAGAATAGCAACAAGGAATAGTGGTAGCCGTGTTGTGTATATGTGTTCAAGAGTAAAAGCAGAATTATCAGAGGACAATAAAATATTACGGATAGAGAAGATAGAATAATATGGCTAAATTCAAAGGCAGAAATGTAAAACTAAACAAACCTTTTAGGACACCAAGCAAATCAAAAAAGTTTGGTGTATATGTAAGAAACAAATCAACTGGTCGTGTTCAAGTTGTTAGATTTGGTGATCCTAATTTACCAATTAGAAAAACCAACCCTACAAGACAAAGAATGTTCTTTGCTAGATTCAGACCAATTCTTGCTAAAGTAAAAGGACAGAAAAATTTATCACCTGCCTTTTGGGCAATAGAATCATGGAAAAAAGGTTTTAGATTATGATTACAAAATTCAAAAGATACATTGCTAGAATACTACTTACAATTTTTTCAAGATGGGAAAACAAATTATGGAGATATTTATACGCAAAAAGAGAAACACCGAGATATGATGAATTTGCTGAAAAAATAAAAAATCAATCTCCAAGTCCAGATATGTTTAAAAAAGATGATTAAATTTATGTTAGTTATGCAGCTATGTTCTTCGCTTACTGGTTATTGTAGCCAAGATTTTATGCACAGCGAAAAGTTTGAAAGCTACAAAAGCTGTATGATAGAAGGGTCAAAAATATCAATGAATGTTTTTAAAGAACTACCAGCGAAAGAAGTTAATAAGCAAAAAGCAACAATAAATTTCTATTGTTTAGAAATAAATGAGAATAAAATTAACGAAACCACAATTCCAAATATCACAGAGCAACAAAAGATTTAGAGTTCTAATTAGTGGTAGAAGGTTTGGTAAAACTTATCTGTGTATTACTGAAATGATGAAATATGCAGCTAAAACAAAACAAACTATTTGGTATGTAGCACCGACATTTAAAATGGCAAAAGACATTTGTTGGTCTGATCTAAAAGAAATACTTAACGCTTTTAATTGGATTGAGGATATTAACGAAACAACTTTAACAATAAGAATTAGACAATCAGGAAGCACAATATCACTTAAAGGTGCAGATCATTTTGATTCTTTACGAGGTACTGGACTTAATTTCTTAATCTTAGATGAATTTGCAGATATAGATAAACGTACATGGTTTGAAGTATTGAGAGCTAGTTGTGCAGATAAAAAAGCAAAAGTATTATTTACTGGTACACCAAGAGGATATGGTAATTGGTCTTATGAAATGTATCTGAAAGGAAAGCAAGATCATGAATGGGAGTCTTTTCAATTTACAACGGCAGATGGCGGTATAGTTAAAAAAGAAGAACTTGAACAAGCCAAATCAGACCTAGATCAAAGAACTTTTAGACAAGAATTTGAAGGAACTTTTGAAAACTATGCAGGACAAGTTTATTATAACTTTCATCAATACGAGAATGTAAAAGATAAAAAGATTGATTGGAGTAAACCTTTGCACTTAGGTCTTGATTTCAATGTCGATCCTATGAGTGCTTGTGTTGCACAAATACATAATGAAAAGTTATATTTTATAGATGAGATAGTGATTTATGGATCAAATACTGATGAGATGTGCCAAGAAATAAAAGATAGATACGGAACAAAAGTACCTATATTTATCTACCCTGATCCAGCTTGTAGGCAAAGAAAAACATCAGCAGGTGGACGAACTGATTTATCAATTTTACAAAACGCAGGATTTAATGTTAAAGCAAAACATAAACATACTTCTGTCAGAGATAGAATAAATGCTGTGAATGCAAAATTAAAAGATACGAATGGTCAAAGACATATTTTTATTAGTAATTATTGTAAAACCTTGATAAAAGGTTTATCAAGGCAGATATACAAAGAAAACACAAATATTCCAGATAAAGAGGAAGGATTTGACCACATGAACGATGCTCTTGGGTATTTAGTAGATTATCTAAAACCTTTGACAATTAAGAGTTCAATTAGTAATCCTCAAAGATGGAATGTAAAAGAAGGAAGTTATGGCATACAGCAAAGATCAAGTTCTAGATACTCATAAAGATTACAAAGAAAATATTAGCAATTGGGAGTATTACATAAGATCGTATAATGGTGGATATGACTATATGATTGGTCAATATCTAAACAGATATAATCTTGAACTTGATAATGAGTTTAATCAAAGACTTGCAAACACTCCTTTAGATAATCATTGTAGAAACATTGTACAAATCTATTCATCATTTTTATTTAGAGTCAAACCAAATAGAGATTTTGGTTCAATGGCAGAAGAACCTAGTTTAGAATCATTCTT